GGATGTATTGATACCCACTATTCGTAAAGAGAGAGCCAAGATATTCTTTTCTATGAACAGGCACATTGAGAAAGACCCAGTCTACTTTAAGTTCTTTGATCGCAAAGATTGTAAGCACATAAATATAAACTATGATGACAACCCCTACTGTACTGAGGCTTTGAAGGTTGAGGCTATTGAATGCCGGAAGAAGAGCGAAGCTGACTATATGCACATCTGGATGGGAGAGCCTTTACTTAAAACAGAGGATGCAGTCTTTGTTAGAAAAGATATCTACGAAAGCAATAAAGACCCATACAAACTTAGAGACGGATACGGGTTTAGAATCTCTGGTTATGATATAGCTAGATATGGTGATGACAAGTGTGCGGCAGTTATAATACAACAACAAGGTGCTTTGCATTGGAAAGTAATACTAGCGGATCAATGGGATCACCGAGACTTGAACTACACTACGGGTAGGGTACTCCTAACGAGTCAAGAGCATCAGGTCAACAAAAGTATTATAGATGAGAATGGAATCGGAGCTGGCCCTCTTGATACATTAAACAAGGGTCGTGGCTTGGATGAGTTTACTGGATTTAAGAACCCACCAATAGCTTATGCAAAGAATAAATACTATGCCAACGAGAGAACAGCCAACGCCTACAAGTTAAAAGATATGATTGATAAACAGCACATTGAGATACCTTATGATGAAATTATAGAAGAGCTACTGGAAATGAAGTATGAGTTTGACAACTACCAGAGGAAGAGATTAATACCTAAAGACAAGATGAGGAAGGAAGGAATAAAATCACCGAATTTGGCGGATGCACTTTTGATGAGTGTAAGTTTGATAGGCAATGTAGCTGAGGTTCAACAGAGAGATAGAGCAAGACAGCCTCAGTATTCAAGTGATGATAATCTTTTTAATATTATGGGGGTGAGGTAATGGCTTTATTTACAACAATGACATTAGTAACTCTGGCTGCTGTCGGTACTGGAATGGCAATGTCAGCAAGACAGACAGCTAACAAGGCAGCATCGGCTAGTAGAGATGCTATGAATGCTACTAAAGGTCTTGATACTTTAGATACTATGAACTCACAGGCTATGAAGACAGCAGAGGCAGCAACAACAGCAAGGCGTAGAGCAATATCAAGGGGTGGTAGGACTACATTTACATCTCCGCTTGGAACAGGAACACAGGCAAGCACAGCAAGGAGTTCTCTTTTAGGCGTATGAATATAGAAAAGTACACAGAGAGATACAAGGAAGACTTTTTACATTTAGTTAAAGAGTTCTACGAAGAGTCTCTCAAAGAGTATGACACTAACTACAGCATTGAAGCTGTCAACAATGCAATTATAAACGCTAAGGAGACAACATATCTTTTAATCATTGATGATAAAGCCGTTGGAGTTATAGCTGGAATGCCAGTCAACTCACAAATATCTGTTGATAAGGTTTACCAAGAACTTATATGGTTTGTAAGCAGAACTCACAGAAGACACGGAGTACGATTCTTATTGAAGATAGAGAAGCTTTTAAAGAAAGAGGGCTATGTATCAATCATTATGGCTTGTATGCACAATAGCAAGACTGATAAGTTGTTTGGATTTTACAAGCGGTGTGACTACATTCCGTTTGAAACACATTTTTTGAAACGATTATAAAGGAGCGTGTGATATGGCAGCAAGAAAGGGTGATTGTGGAAAATCAAAGCCTAGAGTCGGGAGTAAGGGAGATCCAAAGCCAAGAGGTGGCGGAAGAGGGAGAAGAGGGAGATAGAATATGCCAGCTAAGACATTAAATTATAAAGGTGATCAGAAGGTCAAAGGAATGAACAGCTCAAGGGCTGATGATTTAATAGGTAAACATAAAGAGCTTGTAGGTTTAAGAAGCAACTTTATGGGTTACTGGCAGTCACTCCACGATTACTTTTATGTTGAGTCTCCAGACCTTAATGCGGCTTATTCCGCTGGTTCAGAGTTAAACACTAACTACTTATTTGATTCTACTACATTGGAGACCGCTGATGTCTTAGCGTCTGGCTTTATGAATTACTTAACTCCGCCTAGTTCTAAATGGTTTAAGCTGAGAGCAAAGAACCCAATCCTATCAGAAGATAAGGAAATATCTGATTACCTAGAGACAGTTGAGAGAGAAGTATTCCACACTCTTAACAAGTCTAACTTCTATCAAATGATGTTCCCGAGTTACAAGGCTTCGGGAGTTTATGGTACTTCGGTTCTTTTAGAAGAAGAGGACTTAGAGACTGATGCAAGGTTTATATCTATCCCTCTAAAGCAATGTGTTTTAGTTGAAGATGCTCAAGGAAGGATAGCAGAGTATTACATAGAGTTTGAATATACCGCTTATCAGGCAGCTAGCAAGTGGGGAGAGAAAGCTTTGACTCAACCTATGCGTGATGAGTTAAAAGGTAGAGGAAATAAGAAGCATAAGTTTTTATTGTTTATTGGCAAGAGAAACTATCGGGATGTCACAAAGAGCGACAGCGAGAATATGCCAATCGAAGCAGTCTGGGTTGATGTTGAAGGTCGTAAGATAATAAATGAAGGTGGATACAATGAGTTCCCAGCTATGGCTCATAGATTTGATAAGAGACCATTCATTCAGTGGGGATTTAGTCCGGCAATGAAAGCTTTACCATTCGCTAGGTTGCTCAATGCAATCTCTAAGACTAACCTCAGGTCTATGATGAAAGCAACTGATCCACCTATTGCAATACCTAACAACGCATTCATTATGCCTTTCAATGCTAACCCAAGAGCAATCAATTACTACAATAAGAATAATATGGAGAGTGGCAAGGACATATTCCCATTCGCTAACTATGGTGACCCTAACGCTGGTCTTCAAGCTATTGAGTATTACTCTCAAAAGGTTAAGAGCTTAATGTTCCACGATGTATTCTTAGCATTCAATAATATCACTAAGCAGATGAACAACCCAGAGATACAAGAGAGAATAAATGAGAAGATGACAATGCTAGGGCCTGCTGTTGGGCGGTACACGGGAGAAGTCCTAAACCCAATTGTAATCCGAACTATCGGAATTTTGTACAGAAGAGGCAAACTTCCGCCACCGCCTGACGCTTTGTTGCAAGACCCTAGATATGAGATAGATTATGTTTCGCAGTTGGCTCAGTCTCAGAAGAGAAGTCAGCTTACATCTCTAGTTACGGCATTAGATATAACTGGACAGATGGCACAGTATGCTCCGGATGTTCTTGATGGCATTGACCCAGATAAAGCAAGAGACGAGGTCTGGGATATTGTCGGTGCTCCGGTAAGAGTTCTAAGAGATGATAAAGAGATTCAAGCTATCAGAGAAGGCAGAGCACAACAACAGATGGAAGAGGCTAAATTGATGGCGGCTAACTCAATGGCTCAAACTGGTAAGACAGCGGCAGAAGGCGATAAAGCAATGGCTGAAACAGCACAGGTCGGGAAATGACGCTAGAAGAGATTATAAAATCGTGGTATGCAGTATATTTATGTGATTATGGTTTAACTGATAAAACTATAGATATATTAAAAGAAGATATAATTAAATTGTTACCAAAGAAAAAGGAATTAGATGATTGTGGAGTAGTTAAGGAAGTTTGCTATGGTTATAATCAAGCAGAAAAAGGCTACAATCAAGCAATAGAAGATATGGAGAAAAAGTTGAAATGAGAAAAGGTAACGATTTAACAGATATAAGATTTGTGAAAGCATTGCAGAGTAATCTACAGTCTTCGCTTGATACTCCTCAAGGTAAAGAGGTGATGAAGTTCTTAGAGGAAGCTTGTATGTGGTATGAAAGTATTTTAGACCCAGTAGATAAAGATAGAATGTTAGTCAACGCTGGTAAGCGTGAAGTGCTCGCAACACTTAAAACTTTGATGCGATTAACACCCGAGCAAATAGTTGCTTTGGCAAAACAAGGAGATAGAAATGGATAATTTAAGCCCTTTTAAGGACAACTTAAACCCGATAACACAGTTCGTGAGATGTTATGATGTACCGCCTGTAGAACCAAGCGGGGGTGGTGGAACAACACCGCCAGTAGCACCAGTAGGCGGAGAACCACAGAATCCAAATGGTGAAGTTATTAACCCAGTTTCACCATTGGACACACCACCAACGCTAGCACCAGTAGCACCACTACCACCAGCAAGAGTTGAAGGATGGAAACAGGACTTAGAAGGTGATATGGCTAATAGTCCGAGTATGCAGAAGTTTGAAGATACAAAGGCAGGCTTTAACAAGCTGTCGGAAAGTTACTTAAACCTTTCAAAGCTTTTAGGTCATGAGAAGATTCCAGTTCCTAAAGGACCTGATGATATAGAAGGCTGGACAAGATACAATGAAGCAATGGGAGTTCCAGCAGTTGCGGAAGGATATAATCTTCCGGATGTAGAGATACCAGCAGACCTTCAAGGGATGTCTTTTGACAGAGGGCAGTTCTCGGAGATAGTACATAAGCTCAATCTCACTCCAGCTCAAGCAAGCGGTTTGTGGGGTGTTTATACTCAGAAGAGTATTGACACATATCAAGGTGCTTTGAGAGCAAGAGAGGGTGAACTCAATGGTATTAAGAACTCTCTGATTCAAGAGTATGGTGATGCTTACCAAAGTAATATCCAACTCGGACAGATGGTTATTAATAAGTTTGCAGCCGACAAAGATGACAATGATTATATAACGGCTCTCTTATCTAAAGATGCTAGAGGCATCAGGTTTTTAACTAAAATAGGTGGAGAGTTTGCAGAGAATAAGATTAGCGACTTTAAGTATAGTAGGCACAGCCAGACTCCAGACCAAGCACAGGCGGAGATAGATGCTATACTAGCTGATCCAAACAACTCTTACAACAATGAGGCAGCACCAGAAGAAGAACATCAAAAGATGGTAGCTTATGTCAATAACTTATATGCGCAGATAGCAAAGGTTAAGCAAGGACAAGTTACAATACCCCTTACTCAGCCTTAATGACTGGTCGGACAAGTTGAAATACCCCGACAATGCTGTACGCTTAAGTGCGACCCTTGAAAGAGGATAATCAACCTTTAGCAAAGGTGAAGCAAAGAGATTAACCTTAAAGAGGAGTAGTGATGGCAGACTCACAGAATGAGATTTTCGCACAAGCTTACAGTCGCAACATTATGCAGTTGGCTCAACAGAAGTACAGTAAGTTGATTAATACTGTATATATCAAGCCGAATGTAACTGGTAAGACATTCTTCCAAGACAGAATAGGACAATGGAATATGTCAGCAAAGGGTGGTCGTAATGTAGCAACACCGAACAACGATCCGAACCTTTCTCGTAGAATGGGTACTATGCTTGACTTCCACGATGCAAGGCTTTTAGACAGAGGTGATGAAATCCGTACTATCTCTGACCCTAGAAGTGCTTACAACATCGCAGCAGCTGGTGCTTTGGGTCGTACGATTGATGATAGGATTCTTGCAGCCGCAGTTGGTGCAGCTAACTATGGTGAGACAGGATCTAGCTCAGTAACACACAGTAATGTAGTAGCCACGACTGCTGGCTCTCTTTGGCTCTCAAACATCACAGATATCAAATTAGCTTTTGATGATGCTGATGTAGAAGAAGAAGATAGAGTTATGGTTGTTACACCTACTGTCTTAGCTCAAATGCTTGAACAGGAGCAGATGACTTCTGCTGATTATAATTCAGTTAAAGCTTTAGTAAAGGGTGATATTAATACCTTTATGGGCTTTGAATGGATTAAGTCTACTAGAATTGCTAAGATTTCTGGTGGTAATGCAACAGCAGCTAACTACTCTTGCATTGCTTACAACAGATATGGTATCTGTGCAGCTCTAGCGTCTCAACCTCTTGTAAGAACTGATGAGAGAACTGATTTAAGTTACTCTTGGCAGATATACTACGAGCTTAATGTTGGTGCAGTTAGGCTT